TTCGGCGGTGGTCGGGGCGTCACCACGGGGCCGTTGCCGGCGGTGGATCGGCCCCGAGCCGCCGGGGTGCGGGGTACGCTCGGTCAGCCCTCGGCCGGGGCGTCGCCCTGCCCTTGCGGGTAGGGCTCGGCGCCGGTCGGGGCGTGTTTCTTGAGGAGGCGCTCGGCGCGCTCCAGGTCTTTCTTGGCACCGCAACTGCCGTGCAGCTCGATGGCGCGGCGGAGATTGAGGGCAGCCTGCATCAGATCGGCAACGTCCGGATCCTGCACGTCGATCCTGGCCATGACTGCCCGGCCATAGGCCAGATGCAACTTGGCGCGGACCTGGTCTGGCATGTCTTGGTCCTTGGTCAGAGAACCGGCACGGCTGAGAGTCTCGACATCGAAGGTCTCGCTGGCCTTCTGAGCCTTGAACGCTGCCTCGGCGATCTCCTCGGCGATCAGGCAGCCGGTGGTGCGCTCGAAGCGGTCCGGCATCTTCAGTCCGTGCTGCAGGACGTAGGCGGCGACATCCAGGGCCCCGGCGTAGTCGCCGGCGTCGATGCGCCAGACCATCACGGTGGTCATCACCTCGTCCTGGGCACCGTGGCCCCCCTGGAGCACGCCGGCCACGTAGGCGGCGTACTCCGGCAGCAGCTGCTGCTTGAGCTTTGCCTTGCCCTCTTGGGACTGGATCTGTTTCAGGCGCAGGCGGTCCTGCAGCAGCTTGGCCAGCTGCAGCTCGTAGGAGGTGGCGCCGGCCATGCTCTGGCCGGGGCCGGTGGCAGCCGCCTCCCGGGCGGCGCGCTTACGCTGCAGGTTGCGCTGGGCGTGGGTCATCTTCATGCCTTACCCCTTACGCAGCCGGCGCCGGCTGGATGTGCTCGACCAGGGCGACCAGGCCGAGGTCCTCGATGACGTAGGCGTCGTTGGAGGACTGGTAGTCGGCGATGCGGTCGTATTCCGGCTCGTCCTTCACGTAGCGGCGGCGCGCGCCTTCCTGGTAGTAGATCGACAGGTTGGCCAGGGTGGTGACCAGCACGGTACCGTCCGGGAAGTACGGCGCGTCGACGATGGGCAGACCGCCCAGGCGGGCCTTGGTGACGATCTCGGTCGTGGCGTTCTCCTCCTGGTTGGAGGCGGCGCCCTTCTCCACGTTGGCCAGCAGCTTGTCGTGCATCAGGTTGCGCGAGACCAGCACGACCAGGTCCGGGCGGTTGCGGTGCCAGGGGTCGAGCATCTGCACGGCGTCGAAGACCAGGCCGTTGAGGCTCTTGTAGTCGCCGGTGGCGCCGATGGTGACCTTGCCGGATGCGGCGACCACTTCCTCCATCACCCGTTCCGGCGCACCGGTGCGGATCTTCTGCAGCCAGCCGACGTTGACGTCCTGCAGCAGCGGGTTGGTGGCGAGATCGGTGGCGGCGGATGCCTGGATGCCGTTGAAGCCGATCATCAGGCGGTCCAGCGCCTGGCGCTCGGTGATGGCGTTGGATAGGCGCACCTGGAAGTCGGGGAACTTGGCCCAGGCGTCGATCAGCGGATAAGGGAAGGCGCTGTCGAAGTTGGTCTGCTTGCAGCTGTAGCTGTCCTTGGCCGTCTGGCTGCGGTCGGCCGGGTTACGGCGGTTGCCGTCCTTGGTGTTGGTACGGCCGGCGATTGGGCCATTGATGCCCAGCAGGATGGCTTCGCCCTCCTGCTCGGTCACGGGGATCAGGTTGATCCGCTGCAGCAGGTCGCTGGACTCCTGGATGGCGGTTTCCAGCCGCTGCTGCACGGTCGGGGTGACGTTGAATTTCTCGGCGGCCGAGCCGACGCCGTTGACCTTGGCGACCTGCTGCAGGAAGCCGTTGAACTGAACTCGGGTTTCGTTACGCATGGAGGGCTCCGGCGTCGATCAGAATTGGGTGAGAGTGCGCTCGCCGCCGCCGGTGACTGCCGGGCGCTGCGACTGGCTGTGGTCCTGGGTGGTACCCAGCTGGGTTTTCAGCGTCTGCAGTTCGGTCTGCAGGGACTGCACCTGGCCGGTCAGCGCCGTGACGCGCTGGTCGTTCTGGGCGAACTGCTCGGGCAGGTCCTTGACGTGTTCGGCGATGGCCTTGACGGCCAGGCCGACCTGGGCGAACTCGGTGTCGTCCTTGGCCTGCTTGCCCTTGAGCAGTTCCTTCACGCGACTGAACAGGGCAGCGCCGAGGCCGGGCTTGTCCTCGACTTCCTCGAACTGCAGCTCGACCTCGGCGGCCTCGCTGAACAGGTTGTCCGGCGCCTGCTTGCGTGCCTTGAGCGGCGAGGCGTCCGGGTTCTGGGCGCAGAAGGCGAGCATCTCGGTGCCGAGGCTGGCCGGGGTGTCGGTGACGGCCAGGCCGGACAGGTAGGCGCGGCCGCTGTCGGCGAACTTGGGGGTGATCTCGATGCTGGTGTAGAGCTTCTGCTTGGCGCTGTTGACCATGTCGACCAGGTCCTTGGTCGGCTCGATCTGGGCGAACAGGGCCAGCTTCTTGGCGCCGCCGATGTCGACTTCCTCGGTCTTCAGGGCGACCACATCGCCGTAGGCGCGGAACGGGCCGTCGGCGGTCATGCTGCGCAGGTGCTCCATCCACACGCGGGCGCCGTAGGTGGTGGGGCTGTAGGTCTCGGCGGCGTCGATCAGCCATTGGCGTTCGATGGTACGGCCGTCGGTGGTCGCGCCTTCGACGGCGACGCGGAAGAAGCGGGAGCGGTATTTCTTGGCGTTGTCGGCCATGGGGTGGGTCCCTCGATTCGTTCTGCTGCGGTGCAGCGGTGCGGTGAGGGCATGGTCGACGCACGAACGGAGGGGGACAACGAGCGGGGGTTGTAGCGGCGGGCGCTACAGGGCGCGGCGCTAACGGGTCGCGCGCGCGGACGGCAGGATCGGCGCCATGAATACTCCCCCCGAACTTCCCGCCCAGCGCGACAGCCGCCGACAGGCCAAATTCCTGTACTGGATGGGCTGGCGTATCACCGAGATCGCCGAGCACCTCGGCGAGAAGGAAAAGACCGTCCACTCCTGGAAGTCCCGCGACGACTGGGATCGGGCGGACAACGTCGAGCGCATCAGCGGCGCCCTGGAGGCGCGGCTGGTCCAGCTGATCCTCAAGGACGGCAAGACCGGCGGCGACTTCAAGGAGATCGACCTGCTGCACCGGCAGCTGGAACGTCAGGCCCGCATCCAGCGCTACCAGGTCGGCGGTACCGAAACCGAGCTCAATCCGAACCTGGCCAAGCGCAACGAGGGGCCGAAGCGGGCGCCCAAGCGCAACGAGTTCAGCGAAGAGGATATCGAGAAGCTCGAGGAGGCCTTCCGCGACGGCTGCTACGAGTACCAGCTGGACTGGTACCGGGCGATGAACATGCGCACGCGCATGCTGCTGAAGAGCCGACAGATCGGCGCGACCTTCTACTTCGCCCGCGAGGCGCTGATCGACGCGATCCTCACCGGGCGCAACCAGATCTTCCTCTCGGCGAGCAAGGCCCAGGCCCACCAGTTCAAGAACTACATGCAGGACTTCGTCCGCGAGGTGCTCGGCACGCAGCTGACCGGCGATCCCATCGTGCTGTGGAACGGCGCCGAGCTGCACTTCCTCGGCACCAACTTCCGCACCGCCCAGGGCCGCTCGGGCAACTTCTACTTCGACGAGTTCTTCTGGGTCCACGGCTTCGAGGAGCTGAACAAGGTCGCCTCGGGCATGGCCCTGCAAAAGAGGTGGCGCAAGACCTACTTCTCGACGCCCTCCTCCATGGGCCACCCGGCCTACCGCTGGTGGACCGGCGAGCGGCTGAACAAGGGCAAGCCGGCGGCTAAGCACCTCAAGCTCGACGTCAGCCACGACGCCCTGGCCCAGGGCCGGCTGTGCGAGGACAAGATCTGGCGGCAGATCGTCACCATCCTCGACGCCGAGCAGCGCGGCTGCGACCTGTTCGACCTGGACGAGCTGCGCTTCGAGTACAACGCCGAGCAGTTCGCCAACCTGCTGATGTGCGAGTTCGTCGACGACGGGGCAAGTGTGTTTCCGCTGGCCATGCTGCAGCCGTGCATGGTCGACAGCTGGGTCGAGTGGGGCGAGGACTACAAGCCGTTCGCCGCCCGCCCGTTCGGCGATCGGGCGGTATGGGTCGGCTACGACCCGGCCGAGACCGGCGACAGCGCCGGCCTGGTGGTGGTCGCTCCGCCCTTGGTCCCGGGCGGCAAGTTCCGCGTGCTGGAGCGCCACCAGTTCCGCGGCATGGACTTTTCCGCCCAGGCCGAGGCGATCCGCCAGGTGACGCAACGCTACTGGGTGACCTACATCGGCATCGACATGACCGGCATGGGCAGCGGCGTGGCCCAGCTCGTGCGCCAGTTCTTCCCCGGCCTGACCACCTTCAGCTACTCGCCGGAGGTGAAGAGCCGGCTGGTGATGAAGGCCTGGGACGTGATCCACAAGGGCCGCCTGGAGTTCGACGCCGGCTGGACCGACATGGCCTCCAGCCTGATGGCGATCCGCAAGACGATGACGGCCAGCGGCCGCCAGATGACCTACACCGCCGGGCGCACCGACGAGACCGGCCACGCCGACCTGGCCTGGGCGCTGTTCCATGCCCTGCACAACGAACCGCTGGAGGGCGCGACCGCCCAGAACACCAGCATCATGGAGATTTGCTGATGACCGACCAACTGCCAGCGCAGGCCGCCCCCATGCCGGGGATCGAGGCGTTCACCTTCGGCGACCCCACCCCGGTGCTCGACGGCCGCGAGCTGCTCGACTATCTGGAGTCCTGGTGGAACGGCCGCTGGTACGAGCCGCCGATCAACCTCGACGGGCTGGCCCGCGCGACCCGTGCCAGCGTCTACCTGCAGTCCGGGTTGACCTTCAAGCGCAACATGCTCAGCCGCACCTTCGTGCCGCACCCCAAGCTGAGCCGGCAGGCGTTCGAGCAGTTCGCCCTGGACTGGCTGTGGTGCGGCAACGCCTACCTGGAGGCACGGCGCAACCGCCTCGGCGGCGTGCTGAGCCTGCAACCGCCGCTGGCCAAGTACATGCGCCGCGGCCGCGACGAGCGGTTCTTCATGGTGCAGAACGGGGCGGACGTCCATGAGTTCGACCCGGGCAGCGTGTTCCATCTGCGCGAGGCGGACATTCACCAGGAGATCTACGGCCTGCCGGAGTGGATGGCCGCGCTGCAGGCGGCGCTGCTCAACGAGTCGGCTACCCTGTTCCGTCGGCGCTACTACCTCAACGGCTCGCATGCTGGATTCATTCTCTACGTGACCGACGCGGCGCAGAACCAGGCCGACATCGACGCGATGCGCGAGGCGCTGAAGAACTCGAAGGGACCAGGCAACTTCCGCAACCTGTTCCTCTACAGCCCGAACGGCAAGAAGGACGGCATCCAGCTGATCCCGATCAGCGAGGTGGCGGCCAAGGACGAGTTCGCCGGGATCAAGAACAT